TATAAAGAAATGTTTGTTAATTTTCCAGACAAGAAGGAAGCCAATGAACTTTTCAATGAAAAAACACATTTAAATCTCAAGATCTACAATACTGAAATTAATGGCGTATTTGTAGATGGTCATTTAAAAGAAGGTGAAGTCAAAAGAGATAATGTAATTTACAAAGGTACGTTCGATCGGGAATTATTACTTCATGGTAATAATTGTTGTGTAGAACATAATGGTTTTAAATATCAGGGTGAATTCCTAAATGGAATCATGATAAAGGGAATAACAATCGACCCTTTAAATATTCTGATAGAAAAAGGCGAATATATCAATGCTAGAAATAAAATTCCTAAATTATCAAAAGGAATTAAGTTATTAGTATTTGAGCAACAATTTCTAGAAGGTGAATTTAAAGGAAATAAATTACATCGAGGTAATATTATTACACGCAATAAAATACTATCGGGTAATTTTGAAGAAAATAATCAAGAGAAGACTTGTTATTATTTATTACCAAAACAAAATATAAATATGAATTATCCAGATTTATGTATGAATGATATTGATATAATTAAAAGATCATTTATTCAAGTGGCTGATATTCATGAATTGTTTATTTGCACTTATAGAATAGAAAAGAGTAAATTCTTATCCAATGATTCATTCTCAGAATACTATAGTTATTGTAATGTTAATTATAAAGGTTCAATAGAATTACTTCCAAAAGAATTATTCATTATGCTTTGTTGTAATGGTATGGGAACAGAAGCAATTATAGCTAATAAGTTCTATATTCAATACCTGCTAAATTTTGATTCGTTATTTATTAAGCAAAGACTAAGTTTAGACTTATTTACTAATTTATCTCCTTTAGAAAAAGAAGCAGTGAGGATTATTATGAATAATTTAGAGAAATACAAAATCAATGATATATGTACCAATTGCTTAATTAATAAATATAAACTATTAGAAGGATTCGATGGTAGTGATGTGAGCCCTGTTTATTTTAAATGTTCAAATTGAGTTTTAAACTATGTTTAAAACACACTTTAAAACTATGTTTTAAAACTACACATCTTTATTAAAAACAAGTATCAAATTCAATACTTCCCTAACTACTAATTTTTTTATTTCTTCTTTGTCCATGTCTTCTTTAAAGTATAGTATTTTTTTATCATCTTTAAGTAGTGAAAAATCTATATTATTAATTGTTTCATTGACATTATAAATTATATCATTTTGTATAGTTCCCTTCCATAATAATAAAGCAATGATTATTATTGGTGTTGATTTTTCCGTTAATATATTTTTAGATATTAGCTTATGAAACATATTATTCATTTCTTCAGGCTTGAATAAAAAATTCCTATTCATCTTTTTAATTATTGATATGCATTTGGCAATTAATATATTATCAGTTTGGCTAAATTCTTTATTTATAGCGTCTTCCTCTTTGTTTAACTGATAATTCGAACCAGATTTTAAGGCTTTAAGAGTTATATTTGAAATATCTTTTTTAATTTTTAATTTATTTCTTTCTATGAATTGTATCATACTTTTTAATAATTCTAAAGATGTAGGTCTATGCGATGGCTCAGCACTTAGAAGAAGAATTATCCATTCGATATATTTACTCAAGTGTTTGTGTTTTTTTTCTTTACATTTATCGGTTATCCATTCCATATAAGTATCTTCTTTTTTTGAAGAGAATAATTTTTCATACTGTTCTTCTTTATTCATCAATTCTACCATTTTAATATTAGCTACTAATTCAAAAAATATTATACCTATTGCCCACATGTCTATTTTCTCATCATATGGTCTTACAGTGTATGATTTTTGTAAATCTTCTTCGTTTTCTATAATTTTTCTATAATTGAATACTTCAGGGGGGCGATGTGTATAAGTGCATATATTGTGGTCGTATTGTCTTGTATATTTGTCTAATGTATTTGAATGTGAAAAATCAATTAACATTCCTCTATTATCATCGGTAAGAAGTATATTATCTTGTTTAATATCGCGATGTACCATATTTAATAAATGAAAATGGGCTATAGCAGATACTAAATCAAACATGATTTGCAAAAATTGCATCTCTGAAAAGTTTTTATAATCAAATAGTGTTTTATCATGTCTATCCATAGTAATTCTTAAAAAGTTATCTGTGAAACTAGTATTTTTCTTTTTAATTTCAAATGTTTTATTTACTACCTTACATTCCTTTATTTTAATAATACAGGGATGAGGATATTTGTTTAATAGTGTTATAATATTAAATTCACGTATCCAAAATGACATAGATATCGGTAGGTATTTTTTAACTATTTTATCTTCTAATTTAATAAAACTAGTTGTCGCTTCAAAAGTATCATCGGACATTTATATTATAAAAATGTTAAATATTCAATGTATAAATTTAACATACAAAAAAATAATATTATAATTTGTTTGTCTTTGTTATAAATTTTTATATCTTATTTATAAATTTTTTAAATTTTTATATCTTATATAAAAATTTTTAATATCCTAATCTCGGCCGTGTGTTCGATGTGATTCTACCATCGTTGTCGTAAATAATTTCTTGAGAAATATGCCTTCCTGTGTAGAACAATTCACGTTGTATATTTCCATTTCTTCCATATTCAACTAATGCAGGAAGGGAACCTTCTCTATACATCACTCCATTTCTATACCATTCTTCAATAGATACTTCGCCATCCTTTCTATATACAATATGAGCAGGGGCACCGATTGTATTGTTATGAATAGCACCTAATATAAACCAATATTTGTCGAGAATAGAGCCATCGACATAATACCTGATTATAGCAGGGTGGATATCATGATGTTCTTGGATAAATATCCAAATAGAATGACTCGTTTGTAAATTGTCAAGTGTAATAGGTGTTTGGGCACACCATACATGTTCATAAACCTTTCCGTTATCATAACAAATTACTTGTGGTCTATCATCTTCGAAAATTGGAAAGATACCATTAATAACCCATAATTCCATAATAATACAATAATTATCATTGTACTTGACGATAGCTGGTCCATTTTCTCTATGTATTTGTCCTTCATCATTAATCCAAACGGCATATTTAGGTGTTTGATTAGGATGAAATATAATACTATTAGGATTACCTTCAATTGAAACGAATACTCCATTTTCAAAGATGAGATTTCCCTTCTGATGACGAAATATTACATTCCCCGCATGTTCTCTCAATAGGTCGGCAGTTGGGTTATTCTCTTCAAGAAAACTCGGAACCATAGCAAATACAAATTCTGGAAGTGGAAAAATGTTCATTGTTTATTCTGTGAATAAAATTGTTTATTCGTAGGATAAACACCAATTATACAAACTATAAATATTAATTCAATTTTTTATTAAATTTGAATTCATTTATAATTAGAATAAACTGTAAATTATCCATGGCAACTCAAATCAAAATTAACTATAAAGAATATCCCGAATTCATGTTTGCTATGATAGCTTCATATCTTCCAGCAAGAGAAGGAGATTTAATACGAGTACTAGCGGGGAAAGTAGAATTTAAAAGTGAAGATATCAATGGTAATACTTATAAAAATGGCTTACTTCATAGCTATGATGATAATCCTGCATACACAGATACTGAACTTAAGAGAAAGGTATGGTATAAAAATGGCGATATTCATAGAGATGGAGATAAACCTGCAGTAATTGGTGATAAAGAACAACATTGGTATAAGGAAGGTCTTCTTCATAGAAGCGATGATAAACCAGCAGTTATAGATGGATATTATAGAGGCTGGTTTAGAAATGGACTGCGTCATAGAACAGGAGATAAACCAGCGGTTATTGATAAAAATATGGTAATATATTATGAAAATGGAAACTTTCATAGAACAGGAGATAAACCAGCGGTTATTCACGTTGGGTATAACGCATGGTATGAAAGCGGTATGAGACATAGAGGCGAAGATAAACCTGCTATAGTTGAAAGATCAACTTTAGAATGGTGGGAATATGATGATTATATATATGGAAAATATAGATCAGAAGAAAATATAGATTGGGAATTATATCCAGTGCCTGTATTTGAAGAATTATAAATTATTTACTTATTATATTCTAAATATAATTTGTAAATTATATTCTAAATATAATTTGTAAATTATATTCTAAATATAATTTGTAAATTATATAATAAGTGGGTAAAATGTTTAAGCGATTATTAATGCCTACTTGGGTTGCCTTTAGTTTTGGTATTATGGCTACTGTTGCAAATTATGCCAAGCCATCAAATAATATTCAAAATATTCAAAATATTCAAAAAGAGAATAAAAAAGAAAATAAAAACAAAAGATTTATGTTTCGATAGATTATTAAATTTGATTTTTTTTATTACAAATATATTTAATAAACATTTCTTCATGACTACTCAAATAAAAATTAACTATAAAGAATATCCCGAATTTATGTTTGCTATAATATCTGCATACCTACCTGAAGAAGATGCTAGAATTGTTAGTAAATTAGCAGGTGGAGTAATATTTAGAACTGAAAATAATAAAGGATATACTTTTAAGAATGGATTACTTCATAGTTATAATGATTTACCTGCTATTGATAAGACTGAATATAAAGTATGGTATAAAGATGGACTAGTTCATAGAGATGATGATAAACCTGCAGTTATGGAATGCGGATGGCTTGATTGGTATACTAATGGTAAAAGGCATAGAGAAGGAGATAAACCTGCCGTTATCGGTGGTAATTATAAAGGATGGTATATTCATGGTGAATTACAAAAGGAAACTGTAAATGATATACCAATAATAAATCAATAACAAATCAATAACAAATCAATAACAAATTAATTTAAATTTATCTAAATTAATTCAGATAATTGAGCATTTGATTTAAGTATAAGTTTGAATTTTTTTATTTAATAAACATTTCTTCATGACTACTCAAATCAAAATTAACTATAAAGAATATCCCGAATTCATGTTTGCTATAATTGCTTCTTATTTACCATCAGAAGAAGGTGATGATATTAGAAGATTGGCAGGCAAAGTAGTATTTAGACATGGAGATATTTATAATAATACTTGTAAAAATGGTTTGCTTCATAGCTTTGATGATAAACCTGCTGTTGTATTATCTGATGTTGAAAAATGGTTTAAAGATGGATTGATACATCGTGATAATGATTTACCTGCTATAATAAATAAGTTGCATCAAGAATGGTATAGAAATAATATGCGACATAGAGATAATGATCTACCTGCATTTATTGGACCTATCAATCAAGAATGGTGGGTATATGGAAATTTACATCGTGATAATGATTTACCAGCGGTTATTTTTAAAGATACAAAAGCATGGTATAAAAGAGGAATATTGCATCGTGAAGGTGATAAACCTGCATTCATTCAAGGTAATCGTCAATTTTGGTATATAGATGGTAAATTGCACCGTGATAATGATTTACCTGCAATTATTGAAGGTCAAAGTAGTTCATGGTATAAAAATGGAGTATTACATCGTGAAGGCGATAATCCTGCTATCATAAATGGAGAATTTGTTTGTTGGTATCTAAATGGTAATTTGCATCGTGAAGATGATAAACCTGCATTAATAGATAGGGGTTATCAAGCGTGGTATATTCATGGAAAATTACAAAGATATTTATAAGCATTATTTTTTTTAAAAAAATGAATTTTATTATATTAAACGAAATCTATAGCTTTACAAATCATCATGAGTAATACTATACGTATTAACTATAAAGAATATCCCGAATTCATGTTTGCAATAATATCTGCCTATCTTCCTAAAAGAGAATGCGAACAAGTGCGCAAATTAGCAGGTAGGGTAATATTTAGACATAAAGATCTAGATGGTAATACTTATAAAAATGGATTACTTCATAGTTTTAACGATGAACCTGCGATAACAGAATATAATCAGTATTCTGATACATGGTATTATGCGTGGTATCGCGACGGCAAACGCCATAGAGACGGAGATCAACCCGCGGTAATTAATGGTAATAGGCTTGAATGGTATCTAGATGACAAACATCATAGAGAAGGAGATCAACCTGCGGTAATTGACGGTAATAGGTTTGAATGGCATCTTAATGGCAAATTACATAGAGACGGAGATGAACCAGCTATTATTGATGAAGAAGAAAAAGGCTATTATTGGTATGTTAATGGAAAAATGCACAGAGATAATGATGAACCCGCTATTATTAGTAGAATTCATTTGAAATGGTTTAAACATGGTAAATGTCATAGAGATGGAGATAAACCAGCTACTATCCGTGGTAGTTTTCAATCATGGAGTATCGATGGTTTCCTTCATAGAGAAGATGATAAACCAGCTATTATTGATGGTGATGTTAAAGAATGGTATCAACGTGGAAAATTGCACAGAGAAAATGATTTACCTGCTATTACGAAAGCAAATTATATGGCTTGGTATTGCGATGGAAAATTGCACAGAAAAGGATTACCTGCTATTGTAATAAATGGACAACAATCTATATGGTATGAAAATGGCAAGCATATTCTTAAAAGAGATTAGTATTTTATTTTTTATAAAATCATAAAAATGAAAATTGAATTTTATTATAAATTATAATATAAATTAAGACACATATACTTACAATGCAAAAAATCATTGAAAGTTCCATTAAATCTATTGCTAAACAAACTATTATTGATCAATTGAAAGAATACTCTAATACTAAGAAATTATCTGAAATATGCCAAGTAGTAGAGAATAAGGTCGTAGATGATTTTAATGATAAAGATATCGCATATGATAACAAACATATTTATGTATCAAAACAATTTAATATTACATTTTACAATGCATTGGATGCACCTAATACTCCTTGTCATTATACTATTATCTTAAATAATTATGATGAAAAAACATATGATTATCTTCTTGTATATTTAAATATTGCCGGTTTGTACATTGAAAGTATTGTTTCATTGCTAGATTTAGAAATACCTGTATTAGATGAAACTGAAAACTGGAATATCTATTCATTAAGCTTTACAAATAAATGTATTGAAGGAATGTTGGAATTGTGTTTAGTATAATTTTATTTTTTATAATAAAACTTATCTTATTCGCTCATCCATTATATACCATTCGGATTCGCCATTGGCTTTTATAACAGCAGGTAAATTATTATCACGATGTCGCTTACCATGTTTAAAATATTCTACTGAACCATCGGTACAACATACCGCTGGCTTGTCGCCATCGCGATGCAATAAATCATTTTGATACCACTCGCTTCCTTCATTGATTACTATTTTAGCAGGTAGGTCATTATCTCTATGCTTTAAGCCTTGATTATAAT